CAAATACACGCCGCTGGCATATAGCACCAGCAGAATGGATGGTCGTCTTCCGTCAGTATTCTGCGCGGATGAAGTTGGCGCACTTCCTTCCAGCTATGCAATCGAAGCCATGAGATCAGGCCAGCTGAATGTTCTGAACAAGCTGGGATTCATAATCAGCACAAAATATCCGACGATCAATAATCCATTTGAAGACGAAGTCGCATATTCAAAGCGTGTTCTGGATCATACAATCGAAGATCCGACAAGGTTTGCGCTGCTATATGAACCGGACAAGTCAAAAGGATGGGAAACAGACGATCTGATTCTGCAGCAGGCGAATCCGGTGGCGCTGGAAATATCGGAAATCTGGGAAGATCTGCTGAAAAAAAGGGCATACGCAGTCGCAGTGGAATCAGCGCGTGAAAACTTCGTGACAAAGCACTGCAACATCATATATATGGGCGCAGGAACAGAAACATTCATTGATGTGGCTGATGTCCAGAAATGCCGCGCAGCGTCGATCAAATGGGCTGGTCGTGTTGTATATGTCGGATTGGATCTGTCAGAAACAACAGACAACACATCTGTGTCGATCGTGGCCGTGGATGATGATGACGAAACCATTCTTGTGGACAGTTATGCATTCATTCCGGAAGGAAGGATCGAAGAAAAGACTGCAACAGAAAAGGTCAATTATAATGAACTGCTGAAAACAGGAAAGGTCATCGCGTGCGGTGATCAAGTGATCGATTATGCGGTCGTGGAAGACTTCATTCTGTCGCTTGAATCGCGTCTGGATGTTCAGATTCAGGCCATTGGATATGATAGATACAACGCGCTGTCAACAGCGCAGAAACTGGAACGCGCAGGATATAACACAGTCGAGATCAGGCAGCATTCATCAGTCCTGCATCCGCCGACAAAGCTGCTGAAGGAAAAGATTCTGACAGGCTGCTTCCAGTATGAATCAAATGCACTGTATGAAATCAACTTCCAGAATGCACGCTGCAGCTACGACACGAACAAAAATCTATATGTGCATAAAAAGAAATCGACAGGCAAAGTCGACATGGTTGTCAGCACGATCAACGCTTGCTTTTTGGCACAGCAGGATGTATTCTTAAATCAAATGGAATTCGCGATTCAAGTGCTTTAAATTTCAAAGCGCAAAGGGGGTCGAAATACATGGGAATTTTTTCGGATTTTTTCAAGATCAGGGATGAAACTGCATCGCCTGCAGCACAGACGTCCGACACGGCCACATCACAGGTCACAGTCGGCGATCAGGGAACCATCAACGATGTTCTGCTGCGTGCGATGCTTAATGATGAAGTAATCACAAAGCAGATGGCATTGACAATTCCTGCAGTTGCTTCAGCAGTCGATCTGGTTGCTGGGATGATTGCATCAATGCCAGTCAAACTGTATAAATACCACAAGGGCGTTGTTGAAGAGATCACAAACGATGGAAGACTGTCGCTGCTGAATGCGGACACTGGTGACACATTGAATGGCTTTGAATGGAAGAAAGCAATGGTCACTGATTATCTGCTGGGGCGCGGCGGTTATTCATATATCGAAAGATCTGGGAATGACATCGTCGGTTTATATTATGTGGATGAAGATTACATCAGCATACTTCGAAGCCCTGATCCGATTTTCAAATCATTTTCTATATTCTGTTATGATGCAGAATATCAGCCATATGAATTCATCAGACTGCTGCGAAACACAAAAGACGGAATGGAAGGACAGGGCGTCACAGCCGAACTGTCGAAGCAGCTGCAGACAGCATATCAGACACTGATCTATCAGCTTGGACTGGTTAAGTCAGGCGGAAACAAGCGCGGATTTTTGAAATCACAGCGCAAGATCGGCCAGACAGAGATCAACGCACTGAAAACAGCATGGCGGAATCTATACATGAACAATGAAGAAAATGTCGTCGTGCTGAACAATGGTCTGGAATTTCAGGAAGCAGCAAACACATCCGTGGAAATGCAGCTGAATGAAAACAAAAAGACGCTGAATGATGAAATCAACAGCATTTTTCACATCAACACATCTGATTTTTATGACACATTCAAGGTCGGAATATATCCGATCGCCAAAGCATTCGAAGCAGCACTGAACAGTTCACTGCTGCTGGAAAAGGAAAAGGGAAAGAAGTTCTTCGAATTTGATGTCAAGGAAATCATCAAGGCCAACATCAAGGAAAGATATGAAGCATACCGGATGGCCAAAGAAATCGGATTCATGACAAAGAATGAATTCAGGCGAATGGAGAACATGAACGAAATCGAAGGACTGGACGTCATCGATTATGGCCTGTCTGCCGTATTATTCGACGTCAATGAAAAGACATATTACACGCCGAACATGGATGCGAAGATGGCCATTGAAGATCAGGAAGAACAGAAGGTCGAAGATGGTGAGATCACACCAGATCAGGCGAAAGAAGTTGAAGAATTGACGGAAGGGGTGACGAAAAACACATGGATATAATTATTAGATCAGACAGCGTCGAGATTTCCGGATATGTGAACGCGGTCGAACGTGACAGCAAAACGCTTCGTGACAGATTCGGCCAGTTTATTGAAAGGATCAGGAAGGGCGCGTTCAAAAGGGCGATCCAGAACAACAGCGACATTCATGTTTTACTGAATCATGACTGGTCGCGTGATCTTGGATCCACGACGCGCGGCAATCTGGAACTGACTGAAGACAGCATTGGCCTGAAGGCGCGTGTTGTCACAGATGATCCGGAAGTTGTAGATGACGCAAGGAATGGAAGGCTGGTCGGATGGTCATTCGGATTTCTTGATGAAGATGTCACAGAAGGATCCTTCAATGGCCTGCGTCAGCGAATAGTCAACGCGCTGGATCTGCGCGAAGTCAGCATCCTGAATAATAAAATGCGGCCAGCATATGAAGGCACGCTGATCAATGCCAGATCCGAAGAAGAACAGCCGATCAACTTGGCTGAAGATTTTATCACTGATGTGAATGTCAGGACTGAAGATCCTGAACCACAGCCGGAACCACAGCCGGATCCTGAACCAGTCTTTGATAATTCAAAGTATAAACAAATGATTGCCGAAATGAAGGCCTAAAAAAGAAAGGGGAAGATAATCATGTTTAAGAACAGAAAAGGTATGATCGAAAAGAAGAACGATCTGATCACAAGAGCAGAAGAGATCGTCAACAATGCAGATCTTGAAAAGCGCGAACTGACAGAGGATGAAGCCGCAGAACTGGCAGAGATCCGCGACGATGTCCGCAAGATCAAAGAAAAGCTGCAGATCATGGACGAGATCGACGCAGGAAGAGAAAAGGAAAGAAAGCCAGAAATGAAGCCGGATGTCAAGCCGGAAGTTGAAGTCGAAATGGAACAGCGTGCAATCGAGCAGCGCGAAGAAGAAGCCTTCGAAGCCTACATCCGCGGCGTTGTGGCAAACACAAGAGCAGGCGATCCGATCAATCTGACTGAAACTGCAGGCGGTGCAATGATTCCAAAGACCATTGCAAAAAGGATCATTGAAGAGGTATACAACATCTGTCCGATTCTTGAAAGATCCACAAAGTACAACACAAAGGGCGATCTTGTAATTCCATACTATGACGAAGACACAACTGCGATCACAGTTGCATTCGCACAGGAATTCACAGATCTGACTTCATCTGTCGGAACGTTCACCGGAATCACATTGAAAAGTTATCTGGCAGGCGCACTGACACTGGTTTCCAGATCCCTGATCAACAACACTGACATCAATCTGACTGACTTCGTTGTCAGAAGGATGGCACTGAACATTGCAAGATTCCTTGAAAATGTTCTTCTGAATGGTGGCGTTGTATCTGGAACAGGAACACCACAGGATCCATATGTGAAGGTTCTTGGACTTTCAACTGCGACTGTCGGTGTGACTGCAGCAGCAGCAACAGCGATCACAGCTGATGAACTGATCGATCTTCAGGGATCAATCAAAGACATGTTCCAGCAGAATGCGATCTGGATCATGAATACAAAGACAAGAACTGCGATCCGTAAACTGAAAGACGAAGTCGGAAGATATCTTCTTCAGGATGATGTATCTGCAGCATTCGGAAAAACACTTCTTGGAAAAGATGTATATGTTTCAGACAACATGCCTGAAATGGAAGCAGATGCAATCGCTGTTTATTACGGCGACATGCGTGGCCTTGCAACAAAGTTCAGCGAAGATATGAACATTCAGGTGCTTCGCGAGAAATATGCGACAATGCACGCCATCGGCTGTGTGGGCTGGGTTGACTTCGATGCACAGATCGAGAACCAGCAGGCAATCGCAGCACTGAAGATGGGCGATGGATCCGCTGCAAGTGAATAATTGAAAGGGGTGATCCGGAATGTATAAAGCATTAGTTTCATTTTCTGGCCGTGTTTCAATGGTCAAGGGTGAAGTCCGCGACATCAACGATCCTGTGGTCGTGGCGGATCTTCTAAAAGCAAAATACATCGTGGATCTTGAAGCAAAGAAGAAGGCTGCAGACAATGCCGCGAAGAAGTCAACAAAGAAATCTTCGAAAAAATCATCGAAGAAGACTTCGGAAGGCGGTGTGGCAAATGAATGAAAATAATTCAATGGTAGTCAGCGACATCACGATGTCTGATGTCGCTGCATATCTGCGAATCACTGAACTGTCACAAGCAGATCAGTCATTCATTCCGCAGATCCTTGAAGCGGCGAAAGCATACGTCATGAAATACACTGGACTGGATGCTGCAGGAATGGATCTGTGTCCGGACATCGTGATCGTCATATATGTTCTGTGTCAGGATATGTATGACAACAGGGCGTTATATGTAGACAGCAGCAACATTTCCAACGTGGTCGAAACAATTCTGGGAATGCACAGCATCAATCTTCTTCCATCGGAGTGATGAACATGCTGAACGCTGGGAAATATAATCGCCAGATCACAATCTATCAGGAAACAATCACAAAGGATCCTGATGGATTTCCGGTCAAGACGCAGACAGTCGTCCTGCAGCCATATGCATCCGTGAAGACCACGCGCGGATTCACGCTGATCCAGAATGACAGCAGCTTTGAAAAAGCCTTCACGAACTTCACGATCCGATATCCAGTGACGCAGATCACACGCGACATGCTGATTTCATTCAGGGGGAAGATCTACACGATCGAATATCTGAACAACATCAATGAAGCGAATGTGGAACTGGAAATTCAGGCGAAAGAGGTGACGCACTGATGGCAAGATTTGAAGGGGAACTTCCGACAGAACTGATCCAGCAATTCGAAAGGCTGCAGCTGAACACAGAAAAGATGCTGGAAGAAATGACAAAGGCAGGCGCAGAATGTGTCTTCAGCGCGATGAAAGCGTCCGCGCCGAAGGTGCTGAAAGATCACATCGTCGTCACGCGAACATATAAGACGCCGTCAGATGATGGCATCAACACAAAGGTCATGATATCTGGATATTTTGTCAACAGATGGGGGCAGACAGTGCCTGCGCCGCTGGTGGCCAATGTCTACGAATACGGCAGATCTAATCTGCCATTTCCGAAGCATCCATTTCTTCGAAAGTCCTTCAACAAGGGGCAGATCGAATCTGCGATGCTGGCAGTTCAGGGAAGATATATTCAAGAATAAGGGGTGACAGACATGTCATTGAATGCACAGATTGAACAGCTATTCAAAAATTTCACAGTGGGCGGCGTCCAGATTCCAGTCAGTTTTCTGCGCTACGAAGGCCACGGCGAACCATATATCACATATATGCAGTTCGACGCAAATGGATCCTTCAGCGCGGATGATCAGCTGGCAGGATATGTCGTTTATTTTGACTTTGATATCTATTCAAAATCAAATTATCTGGCCATCGTTGATGCTGTCGTGGATCTGATGGAATCAGCTGGATGGACATGGCAAGTCAGCCGATCAAGCGAAGACATGTTTGAAGATGACACAGGATATTATCACAGAACACTTTGCTTTGCTATAGAAAGAGAGGTCTAAAAAATGGCTAAAATAGGATTAACAAATTTCTGGTATAGTAAACTAACAGAAGCCGAAGACGGAACGCCTTCATATGATGGGGCAACATCCTTCGGAAAGGCGATCAGCGCCAGTGTCAGCATCACAAACAACAGCGCCATGCTTTATGCTGATGATGCGCTGGCTGAAAGCGACACATCCTTCCAGTCCGGATCTGTAACGCTGGGCGTGGATGAAGATGGCGACACTGTATTTGCTGACGTTCTTGGTCACACAATCGCAGAAACAGGCGAAGTCGTAAAGAATGCAAATGATGCAGCGCCGTGGGTTGGTCTGGCCAGAGTGATCACAAAGATGGTCAATGGCGCTTATAAGTACAAGGCGGAAGTCCTTTACAAAGTCAAGTTTGCTGAACCATCTGCAGATGATGAAACAAAGGGCGAATCCATAGAATTCAGCACACCGGAGATCGAAGGAACTGTCGCAACGCTGGCGAATGGAAACTGGTCAACGTCAAAGACATTCACATCGAAGTCCGCTGCAGTAGAGTGGATCGGAAGCATATTCGGCGCATCTGCCAGTGAGTAATTCAAAGGAATGCACGCCGTCCAACTGTGGGCGGCGTGTACTTGATAAGGGGGCAAATGAATCATGAAAGAAGTATCATCAGTAATTGAATACAAAGATAAAAAATATACAATGGTTTTCAATCTGAATGTCATGCAGGAAATTCAGGAAGAATATGGATCCCTGCGTGAATGGGGTGAACTGACTGATGGCAAGGCTGAAGAAGTCATCAAGGGAAATAAAAAGGAAAAAGTTCAGGGCGAACCGAACGTCAAGGCGCTTATTTTTGGTTTGACAACAATGCTGAACGAAGGAATTGACATCGAGAATGACGAAAACGGAACCAACATTCCACCGCTGACAAAGAAACAAGTCGGAAGAATGCTGACTGACGTCGGAATCAAGCAGATGACTGAAGACATGAATGGCCTTGTCATTGAATCGACAAAGAGTGAAGAAAAAAACGTATAATCCACGAAGACGATGAAGTCGATCCGGTCATCGATTTTTCGTGGATATATTTTATCTGCAGAACAAAATTGCATCTGACAGACAAAGAATCAGGAAGGATCACGATCAGAACATTTTCAAAACTGTATCAGCATTATAAAAATGACTTTGATCTGGAATTGATGTTGAAAGCTACAAACACAACGTATGCAAAAGCACAGAAGAAGCAGATGCAATCTGAAGAATGGTTTTAATAAATCGCCGTATAAGATTTTCAAGGTATAATATATCAAAAAGAAAAATAAAAGCGCTTAAAATCGAAAATACGGCGTCGGCAAAACGTTGAAATTTCAACGTTTTCAAGAATATCACAGAAAGGCGGTGATTTTATGGCTGGATTCGGTGGCGCAGTCAAATTGACTGGCGAATCTGAATATAAAGCGGCATTGAAATCAATCACGCAGAATCTGAAGGAAGTATCATCCGAAATGAAGGTCGTCACGTCCTTATATGGCAAGAACGACACTTCCATTGCAGCGATGACAGCGAAGCAGGATGTCCTGAATAAAAAGCTGACTGAACAGAAGAACAAACTGTCCACGCTGAAGGCTGAATATAAGGCTATGGAAACGCAGTACAACGACAACACAAGGAAGCATGAAGAACTTGTGGAATCGTACAACGAAGAAAGCGCAAAGCTGAAGCAGCTGGAAGCCACAGTCGGCGTCACATCTGATGAATACAAGGCACAGGAAAAAGTTGTCGCAGAACTTGAAAAAGAACTGATGAAGTCCAGCGCTGCGCAGGAAGCAAATGAACAGACCATGTCACAGATGCGGATCGCGATCAATAACGCTGAAGCGGATGTCAACAAGACGACAAAGTCACTTGATGAACTGGAAACAGCGCTGAATGATGCTGCAGATGAAGGCGATGATCTGGGCGATGCTATGGATGACGCTGGATCATCAGCAGAATCAGCATCAGGCGGCTTCACAGTCATGAAGGGCGTTCTGGCAGATCTGGCATCAACTGCGATCAGGGCATGTGTTGACGCGATGAAGGACTTTTTGAAACAGACCATTGAAACAGGAAAGAACTTTGATTCAGCAATGTCAGAAGTTCAAGCGATCAGCGGTGCAACAGATCAGGATCTGGCTATGCTTCGCGACACAGCAAAAGACTTCGGATCCACAACAATGTTCAGCGCAAGTGAAGCAGCAGACGCGCTGAAATACATGTCGCTGGCTGGCTGGGATGCGAACACATCTGCGTCCGCGCTTGGTGGCGTGCTGGATCTGGCCGCTGCATCAGGAATGGATCTTGCATCTGCATCGGACATGGTCACAGACTATCTGTCGGCCTTCGGTCTGGAAGCAAAAGATTCCGGAAAATTTGCTGATCAGCTTGCATATGCACAGTCGAACGCAAACACGACTGCTGAAGGACTTGGCGAAGCCTTCAAGAACTGCGCTGCAAACATGAACGCAGCTGGTCAAGATGTTGAAACAACGACATCACTGCTGTCCATGTTAGCGAATCAAGGTCTGAAAGGATCCGAAGCAGGAACAGCGCTGTCGGCGATGATGCGTGATCTGACTGCAAAGATGAAAGATGGAAAGATCGCGATCGGTGACACGCAAGTCGCAGTCATGGACGCAAATGGAAATTATAGAGATATGACAGATATCCTGAAAGATGTTGAATCTGCCACAAATGGCATGGGCGACGCTGAAAAGGCTGCAGCATTGTCATCGACATTCACAGCGGATTCGATCAAAGGACTGAATCTGATCCTGAATGCTGGTGTGGATGAAGCCGCAGCATTTGAAAATGAACTTCGAAACTGCGATGGAACAGCTGCAGACATGGCCGCAACGATGCAGGACAATCTTGGCGGTGATCTGACAGCCCTGTCATCACAATTTGAAGGCGTTCAGATCGCATTATATGAGAAGTTCGAACCAGCGTTGCGTGCTGGTGTTGGTGTTCTGTCAGAACTTCTGAATGGTTTGCAGTTTGTAATTGATCACAGCAGTGAATTCATCGCTGTTCTGGCTGCTATGGGCGCAGGAATCGCATCATATGTCGCATATACAACAGCGCTGAAGGTCATGGAAGGCGGATGGATGGCATTGACAGTGGTTCAGAAGGCTGCTGCAGCGTCACAGGCCATCCTGAACGCGGTCATGGCTGCAAATCCTATCGGAATATTGATCGCGGCCATTGCTGCGCTTGTGGCGGCGTTTACAGTGCTATGGAACACAAATGAAGGATTCCGCGAAGCAGTCCTGAAAGTATGGGAAGCCATCAAAACAGGCGTGACAAATGCAGTCACAGCGATGAAAGAATTCCTGACAGGCACTTTTGAAGCGATCAAAACCGGAATCACAACAGCGTGGAACAATGTGAAAACAGTGACGCTGACGATCTGGGAAGGCCTGAAGGCTGCTGTCGCAGGCGCGATCCAAAATGTGAAGGATTCCATCAATGCTGCAATGACTGCGATCAAAACCATTGTCACAACGATCTGGAATGCTATCAAAGCAGCCACATCAGCCACATGGAACGCCATTTCAACAGCAACATCAACAGTCTGGAACGCAATCAAAACAGCGATCACAACTGTGGTCAATGGAATCAAGTCTGTTGTATCAAGCACATTCAACGGAATAAAGACAACGATCACATCAGTCTGGAATGCAGTCAAATCAGCGACATCGACTGCGTGGAATGGTATCAAAACAGCCATCACAACGCCGATCAATGCTGCAAGGGATGCTGTCAAAAGCGCGATCGACAAGATCAAAAGTATTGTCAATGGTGCGAAACTGAAACTTCCACACATTAAACTTCCACATTTTAGCATCAGCGGAAAGTTTTCACTGAATCCGCCATCTATTCCGAAGGTATCAGTTGACTGGTACAAAACAGGCGGTGTGTTTGACAGTCCGACAGTTGTGGCCGGACTTGGTGAAGATGGCGCTGAAGCCATTGTTCCGCTGGAAAGGAATACAATGTGGATCAAGCGCGTGGCTGATGAACTGGCTGGATTCCTGATGCCGATCGGTGGATTATCTGACACGCTGAATGCACTTTCAAATCCAGCAAATGCGGATTATAATTACAACAGAGTAGTTGACGCATTCAAAGACGCGCTGTCACAGATGACAGTTGAACTGGATGATGATCAAGTCGGGAAATTCGTGATCCGGACTGTTGAAAATGCTATTAATACATAAGGGGGTAAAAAATGAATATCAGACCATACATCATTTTGAATGATGTGTCATCTTTAACGATTCAGGGGCTGATCATTTCATCCCTGCCAGCAATAACAAAGCCGCAGATCCGGACGCAGATTGAACAGATCGATGGAAGGGATGGCGACATCGTCACACAGCTGGGATATGCTGCATATGACAAGGCCGTGGAAATCGGCCTGTCATATGGTTATGATATTGACGACGTGATCCAGTTCTTTAATTCATCAGGGAAGGTCGTCTTCAGCAATGAACCGGAAAAATATTATAATTATGCGATATATGAACAAATTGACTTTGAAAAGCTGATCCGATTCAAGACTGCGACAGTCAAAATGCATGTCCAGCCGTTCAAATATTCCGATGTTGAAGGCGAAAAGACATTCAACTTCAGCAGCGCGACATCCGGATCCATTCAGGTTCGAAACAATGGAAACATCTATTCAAAGCCGACAATCACGATCACAGGATCCGGAACAGTCAATGTGTCATTGAATGGACAGCAGATCTTTGTTCTGGATATGTCCAGCACAAACACAATAATTCTGGATATTGCTGATATGAATGCATATGGAACAGATGGCACGCTGAAGAACAGGATGGTCACTGGCGATTATGATGACTTTGTTCTTCCTGCTGGAAATAATACGATATCATTCACAGGATCCGTCACACAGATCCTGATCAATAATTATTCGAGGTGGATATAATGGATTATTTTTACAACGTATTAAAAAAGGACATCACAATGGTCAAGGGTGACACGATGTCATTCGGATTCCAGATTAAAGGTCTGGAAGGATCCACGCCGTCTTCCATCGTGTTTTCCTGCAAGGATGATCCGGAAGATGATGCCGCGATCTTCACAAGCAGCCTTGAAAATGGCGGAATCTGGCTTGATGAAGAGGATGAAGAAACAGACACGCTGACATATGGCGTCCGCATAGCGCCTGAAAAAACAGAAAATCTGAACGTCGGCCGATATTTTTATGATTTGGAAGTCACAATCAATGGCGAAACAGTCAATGAAGATGTGTTCACGCTGATGAAAGGCAGACTTCAGATCGAATACGATGTCACAAGATAGAAAGGAAGGATCAAGATGAATAATATTCTTTTTAAAATCCTGATGCTGAAGGGCGATGCAGGCGAACCAACGGACGAACAGACAGTGGCAGCTGTTGGCACATATATTCAGGAACATCCAGAAGTCACGATTGATGAACCAATTATCAATTCTGCTGTTGATGACTGGCTTGATAATCATCCTGATGCAACAACATCAGTTCTGGACGGAAGTTTGACTTTGCCTAAATTTAAAGCAGGCGAATTGCCATTTGTGACGCCTGAATTATATGGCGCAAAAGGTGACGGAATAACAGATGACACAGTTGCGTGGCAGGCCGCCGTTGATAGCGGGTATAATGTCAGAGCTACAAAAAAACAGTATTATTGCGGTCAAATCAATGTAACTAATAATATTGAAATTGATTTTAACAATGCCGATTTTATTTGTAGCACTGATAGACTATTTTATTGTCAAGGTGAAGTTGTAACCACATTAAATGGTGAAGCTGATTATTCTGCTAATCAAATCGGTTACTCAATTACCAATGAAGAATATTCCGACTATACTGGGTTTGCCATGCTTAAAGGTACTAACAACTTTGAAAAGGCAAGAACTTATTATTTAGGTGGCTTTGTTTGTGAATTTTGGGATGGTGTTATGACAACATCATATCCAATAGATGTGACAGGCGTGGAAATAGACATTATCAATCCTATTGTTGTTCATTTTTCTAATGTTGGAAACATTAGTCATGAGACAACAGGAAACAATGAAAGCATTGAAATCTTATATGGCTATGGCTCTACAATTAAAGACTGCAAGATGCCAAATACTAATGCCTATAATGTTATCAAATTAAACAAGTGTCTTAATTGCTTGATAGAGAATTGCAATATATCACAGTCTTTGCCAACAAGTAATAACAACAGTTATCTTGTCAGTATAGCAAACTCTTCATATTGTGTTGTCCGTGATAGTTATCTGTTTAATAGATATTGGCATGCTATAACAACTGGAGATACATATCTCTGTTATGCAAATACTGTGGATAATTGTGTGCTTTTTAGTTTCACTCAACACTCATATGAAGATCATGAAAATGCTGTCAATTCTAAAGTTATTAATTGTGTAGTTGGTGGTGGAATTGGAGTTTCAGCAGGAGGTTATGTTGAAAATTGTATTATTTTTTCTTCCAACAGCACAGCTAAATTTTGTCGTGTATCGCTTATGGCATCAAGTGAAAAACGCAATGCCACATATACTGTTAAGCATGTTCGGTTTAAACCGATTTCTGGTGCAAGTGACAGTTATGTTGGAGTGTTTTTCAATGGCTCGCCACAAACAAGCGGATTCACATATTATTGGAATAATGCTTTGATTGAAGATGTTATATCAGAAACAGGAATAGGCAGAATTGGCTTTTCTGTTGGTACAGGCATTTTTAGACCAATAGAGGTTGTGGTAAACACAACAAATTTGGAAACATATGGAGTCCAGCAATCAGGAATTGATGCAGGCTCTTATGTTGTAGATGACTTTGTTTTGTTTGTGTCTAATACACTTCCTGTTAAAAATTCAAATGGAGAAAAAGTGGGTTATCCAGCAGTTGTGTTTTCTGGATATCGTGTTAATGAAGCAATTTTAAACAATGTAACAGCAAGAACTATTGCAGGAAATTACAATATTTTAAGATTTAATAATCTTTTAGTAACTCAAACAATGAGTAACGTACATGTTTCCAACAAAATAGCAGGAACAGGCTTGCATTCAAAGTTTAGTGATTCGGTTTTACTTGAGCCAACATATTTAGATATAACTGATATGACTGAATCAATAGGTCTTAAACGGTTTAACTATTGGAAAAAAACATCAACAGGAGTGGTATATTATCAAGAATACAATTCAAGCAATAACACACTGGAAGTAAAAACAATTACACCATCAACATAAATAAATATAAAGAATAAATTAAATCAACAAAAAAGAAAGGCGATGGCATGAACACAGTAATATCATTTACGCCTGCGCAGCTGGTCAGCGTTTTGCTGGCCATCTGTGCTGCAATAGTAACAATAGCAACGGCCATCAATGTGATCAATTCATGGATCCAAAAACGGCG